AATTAACTTTTTCATTTTAAAAACTCCTAAGTTTATTTATTCTAGTTTGACAAAACGCTAAGTACGCCACAATCAATAGAATTGACTGCGTCATCCTCATTGGAAAAGCAAAAAACATAACTACGGAAATACAAACTGCTCCCGATACGTACTCATATTCTCCGTAACGGTACAACTTACGTATCAATTGCACTACGTACCATAAAATCAAACCCAATCCAATGAGTCCAGTCTCCCAACCTAACTGTAACCAATCGTTATGAGCTTGTGGAAAAGGATTGATGTCGTGCTTATAAATTGGAAAAAGTGGAAGAAACGTATCCGTTCCGTGTCCAAAAAATACCCACCTCCAATTAATGGGACCTTCCAACATAGGATAACTTAAATCTTTCGAAGTATCCATTATCCATGTTTGCACCACATTTATCCATGAAATTAATCGCCCTCCATTACTTGGAATTACCGCTCCACGAAACGACCCCCAATCGTACACCAAGTACAAAGACACTAAAATTAAAATTCCAATTAAAACAATCCAACGAACTCTTTTACCAAAAGTTAGAAAACCCCAAGTACCTACTCCAGAAATTAAAGCAAGTGCGAAAGTTGAAGATTTTGAAATAACGCATAAAATAACTAAGGGTATTGCATACCATTTACTTTTAATTAAAAGAAAAGGAGACATTATTGCCAGTACGGAGGCGAATCGCATGTACTGCATAACGGTACCGAGAAATACTTTTTCGGATCTGTCAAAGTTCATTAAAGTGTCGTGCCCCATTAACTGGAATATAGTTAAGACTACTTCGAGCCAAAATGCCGCTTCAATGAAGTTAATGACTACGTTAAAATCTGACTTTTGTAGCCAATAGAAAGTATAAAAACAAGGAACAATTATGAAGTACGAGTTAAAAGAAAGGTACGGACACTGAGATATGAAGCATAAAGCGAAAAGATATACAGCTAAGAGTTTTAAAGATAGATGTATTTTTTTAGTCACTAGAAGCATTCCAAACATACCACACACGGTTACTGTCCAACACCAATGAAATGAATTCACCCATACGGGAATTTCGTAGTCAATGACGGGAGCTACGATTAAAATTCCGATTACGGATCCGATCAAATAGCTTAAAAATTTTCTCATCATCATTTCTTTTCATTTAACCTAAGGGGAGGGAGAGAAAGTTAATTCCTCCTTCCTCCCCTTAGACTTATTTTACTTATGCAACCGTACATCCAGCTTGAGACAGAATGATCCAACCCGTAGTATCGTCAACGTAAAGCAAAGTAGCTAAATCGTTGGCCGTATCAAACGTGATTGTACTGAATCCTGTTTTCGTAGTCGGAGTAACGATCCACGAACCACCTGACTGTACCGTAGTGATAATGAAACTCAGTACCTGTCCTGGAGTACCGTTAGGTAATCGAGTACCTCCGTTTGTTGAGTCCAGTCCACCACCCCCACCAATTCGCTTACGAATGATCGAGTAAGCAATACCAGCTGAGGTTAGATAAGTGGACGAAGAATTAACGGAAGATGCTCCACCCGTTCGACCTACGGAAATTAAAGTAGATCGAAACGTAACGTCACCCGTAGCCACTACGTTGGTGAAATTCGAGTCTCCTGTTGCCGCCTGTCCTGAAATTGGCACTCCAAATAAAAGTGCTAACACAAGAAAGGCAGAAAACATTTGTTTAATTTTCTTCATGTCTTCTCCTTCTTTATCTAAGGGGGCTATCGAATACGACAACCCCCTTAAATTCGTTAGTTGAAAATTACAGTCCCGTTGAACCGAAACCGAATCTCCAATTGGATGCACCAAAATCATACAACATACGACCGCTGAATACGTAAAACTCGTCCTCATAGTCGATCCATGAGTTGTAGTGAGGCCGTGCAGACCACACCAACTTCAACATCTTCATGGAAGGATAAATGATGTACCAAGCCGTATCCGATCCTCCGAAAGCCGCCGCTAACCAACGCCACTCAATGGGTTGGTAACGTCCAGCGAATCGGTTGATGTCACGGTTTGCAGTTCCCGGACGTTCTTCCGCTCGGTCAGCCAACACCCGTTTCACCGCTCCACGCAACGCTGGAGGGTAAAGAAGAATCGGGTCTTCATCCGGCATAATGGGAAGTCCATCAGGCCCAATGTAGTTGTTAGTGATTTGAGTTTCAGCCAACTCCAAATTATCATGGCTAAAAGCTCCCGAAAGAAGGTTACTGAAGGTGATTCCCGTTTCGTCCGGATTCTTTGGATGATCCGTATCGAAAAGGTACTGTCCATCAGGTCCAGCAGTCGCAAAACCATCGGAAAGGAAATTGGCCAATCCTTTTTCCACTTTTCCTCGTGCTCCACGTCCCATTTCTTGAGCCGTTCCGACTTTTGACATCAAAGCGTACTCATCATGGTCCACGGCTTCAAAGGACACACGAAAACGTTTCCTTCGTTTGGCCTGCGTGAAGGTCTTCGGGTATCCGAGGACGGGATCGTCGTATTGACCGCCTTCACCCTCTCCAGCGTCTTCCCAAAGTCCGAGACCTGAAAGTCCATCGACTTTGTATTCCGAAGTTTTATCGTCAATGACGTCATAAATCATCGGATGAACTTGTTTTTCTTCTGCAAAACTTTCCAGCATAAACTCGTCGTAAATCGGAGTATAAAGCTGGAGAACTTGATCACGTAATGTAGACATTTTGTTTTCTCCTTTTCTCCGTTAAGGTTAACTAGCCGCTTTATATTCGAAATGACCGATCACAAAACCGTACGCATTTGCGGCAATGGCCTTGCTGGAAACGTCAATTGCTTCCACGCGAAATCCATAACCGAGAGTAACGGTGTCGCTGATGTCGACCGTGTTGGCACTTTGTAAATCAATTAAAGTACCGACTGCGGCTTGGGTCACTAGAGCGTTGGCTTCAACGGGGACGGAAAAACGATGTCCTTGTTTAATGGGAATCACTCCAACCGATACAGCACCTGCTGAAGAAGCTTCAGCGGCAGTGTTGGCCGTAGCGGCAATGCCTGCAATGGCGGCATCTTGGATGGAAGTGATTTCTTGAGCGTAACCTGCACTGAATCCTACAACGTGTCCTAATCGGATTGCCTGCCCGTTTGCAACCGGAAAATAAATGATCCCCGGTTCACAAGAAAGAGCAGAAATCAGATGGAAACGACTAAAGTATCTTTCCAGTTTCATGTCTGGTTTCTCCTGTTAGTACTGAGTTAAATCTAACTTGATTTTCGAAGGAACGTCCGTAATGCGTAAGTCACGGTGTTCGTAACCACACTCAGGACAAGGAACAGGAGGTTCTTCTCTGGAGGGAAAGTCAATACGTTGACGGCAATTTCCGCATACGTAATTCGACTGTAAGTCGTCTTTCCTTACGGTTGTCACGAAGCTCCAATTAAACGCCTTTCTTTCAAGCGTTTATCGAGTCGCGCTCGTAGCTCTTTTTCCGTGGATTTTGGAAAATACTTACGCCAAATGTCGAGTTGTTTTTTATACAACGAAGGATTCTCTTTTTCGAATTCCGAGACTTGAACGTCTGACCGTACTCCGTCGCGTCTTCCGTTAGCCGGAAGTCCAGAGTCAATAGACTCTTGCCTTTGACGTTCGGATTCAGCGGCTTCTTCTGCTATGCGTTTTTCTCGTTCTTCTTGAGACTCCCCACTTTTGGCATTCATTCTTTTTTCCATTTCGTCCACAAGCAGTTCGGGTCCGTCAGGAGACAGTAAGTATCGATCTGAGTCTTCACGCAAAATTTCCGCTATGATACGGACTTTTGGAAACTCCGAAAAAATAATTTTTTGAATTTCTTCTTTCGTTTTTCCTTGCGTTTTTAACTCTTCCATTCTTTTAGAATGTGCGTCCAGGTCTGGGTGGCGAGCGAGAGCGCGGAGTTGGGATTCTTTTTGCTTTTTCAAAATTTCGTCAGCTTTTGAAGTTCCGTTTTCCCTCGTTTTTAACGCATCTTCGTCTTTTCGACGTTCTTCCGTTCTACGAAGTTGTCGGTCAGCTAACCAGGTTTGAGCCGCAACGAGATCCTCAACCATCCACTCTTCAATTTCGTCCTTAGACATTTCCCTTCTTTCTTCTCGAGGTAATTCAACGTCCTCTTCAGCGTAGCGGGAAATTCTTTCAGACTCTAAACGCAGTACTTCTTTCCTGATTTTATCCAGATTTCTTTCCGACGAAGTTTTCAATTTATGAAGCTCATCTTCCAACAATCGGAGTTTCTCCTTGTCAGCGTTTTTTTCGGTTTTCAAGTCTTTAATCTGACCCGTTAACTCGTTAAAACGCTTTTGAATGTTGGCTTCTTTTTGAGCTTCTTTTTCCGTTTCCTTGAGAAGAAGAAGTTCTTTACGTTTCTTTTTCTCAGAATCGGTTAATTGACTTTCTTCGGTGGAAAGAATTCGACGATTATCCTCGTCCTCTGCTTTTTGAGCATTCTCCTGAGCAATGCGCTCTTGTTCCTTTTGTTGCTCTTCGGTAACAGTATTCTTGTTTTCTTCCGTGGTCTTTTTATTTTCCGTTGACGGTTCGGATCCGGCTTTTAACGACTCCGGATTTTTTTTCGGTTGCTGATTTTCAGGATTTTCCAATGTCGAGGGTAAAAACTTTTCAGGGTCCTTACCTTGTGACTTTAAAAACTCACGTGCCCCTTCTCGACCTTTAATTCCTGTATTCATGGTCACCTTTCTTCGTCTTTCCACCGATTAAAGAATCGGAGAACTGTTTAAAAATTCAAATTTTTGGTTAGTTTTTTTCTTCCGCTTCGTCTTCCGCTTGATTCAATTCTTCTTCTAAACGAGCTAACCTTTTCTTTAGCTTAACTGATTTTGGATCTTTTTCAAGATCTTTTTTTGTTTGACGTAATTGTTCTCGAATCGATTCAACAGATTCTTGAGCTTCTGAACTTTCAAAAACCCGTTCTTCAGCACTAGAATTCTGGGAAAGAACTTTATTCCTTGCTTCGTTGGCCGCTTGGTTTGCTTCATTTTCTTTTTTTCGAATTCTAATAAACTCTTCTCGTGAAACAAATTTAAGTTTCGGATTCGTTGGTCGAAACTGCACGGTTACGGATCGACGACGAGACATTAATCCTGCTTTTTTATCACTATCGGACATTTCCTTTGACGCCATTTCATTTCTCCTTTGATTTGTTTAAACTTTCTTTTGCAAGTACGGTTTGTTGAACGAACACGTTGATTAATTTTTCCGAATCTTTCATCAATGCTAAAGCCACTTTAGCCTCCACTAAATCTCCAGAAGCTACGTGGGAGTTTACTTGATCCTGAAAATTACGGATTCTTTTTTTAATAAATTCCCGGTACACTCTCCAATCCTCGGAACGTAAAAGTTCTAAGGCTTCTTGGTTGTCTTTTTTTAGCTGATCCTCATTCGTCGGTTTCATTCTCCTCCTTCGTTCTTCATTCCATCGACCAGTTGTTGAACTTCAGGTACTGGACTCGAGGAGGGGGTACCCGCTCCACCACTATCCTCGTTAGATTGTTGAACGGGTACCGTATTGGTTGGAGGTTGTTGTGGATTTCTTCGAACACCCATTTTCTCCAGGTTCTGAACCATTTGAGAAGCCACGGCCATTTCCTGCTGTTGACGAGACACTTCGGCCATGAATTTATCGTAATTCACTTTCGTAGCGAAAAGGTGAGCGTCAAAGTTCGTTCGATAAGCCTCGTCCAAATCTTGATACTCGGTTTCTTTTTGACGCATGTGAGTAGCTAAGTGGCGAACCACCGCTGGAGTCACACCTTCGGGTGGTGGGTCAATCACTTCCCCTTGCATCATGCGGGTGAATTCATTTTTTGCCTCTTCGTCGTCGTCCATTTTTTGTTTTGGTTGTGGTGGCAAGTAATGCTCCGGATTAGCAATACCTTGTTTAACCATGGTGTCTTTCCATAGTAACCAATTTCCCCTTGGATTCACCTGAGGACTCATCCAAACACAATTCTTGTTCAAAGCCTCGGAAGCCCATAACATGACTTGTTTTTCGTATGCTTTGGAACCCGCTGTAAGATCAGGAACCATTTTAGCGTCATAGTTCCCTCTTAAAGTATCGATGCTTAAATTTCGGATAAGTTGTTTTCCATTCTCTCCCAATACACGTTTCCCTAAACGTGGAGGAGCCCAGTCTTGATACAGGGTAATGACCATGTTGATGGCTTCAACGATGTCGGACTGAGTTCTTCGTACCCACAATCCAAATTTAGTTTCACCTTTCTGTTCCACAATCGAGTCCCGAGTGGCTGTCGTGTCCGGAGTCTTACTCGTAAGAAAATACGAAGCCGCACCCGTGATTCTTTCCAAAGCTTCGAGGAGAAATTTCTTGTCCTCGTACGACCACGCCAAAGACCGTTGAACGTTCGGAAAGTATACGGCCTCCGATGGGTTTCCTTCCACGGAATAAATTTTTCCCGGATCCACCTCGTAAAGGGATTCCGTGAAACCTTCGTCGAAGTTTGCGAATCCAAAAAGTAAATTGTTAACGGTTTGAAAGTCCGAAGTTTGATTGTAATTGTTGTTCAAAGCATTGATAGCGGGAGCGGCTAATTTAGTCAACGAACCGCCACGGAGCTGACCGGGTTGACGACGTAACGGTCCACCAACGTAAGGACGTTTTCCGTCTCTTCGAATTTTCCTCAGAGGTTTTGCGGCTATGAAAGTTTGAGTTACTGGTTCCATCCAAATCCGATACCACTCACGTTTCCCATTGTGCTCCAATTTCCCATACCATTCGTAAATATCTAAAGGAAAATTTCTTCCATCAATGTCCACGGACTGACGAATCCCCTCGGCCTCGGCTTTTTTGGAACGAAGGTCGTCTTTTCCAGCGGCTACGGAAGGAGCGGAAAGTAGTTTTTGGTTCGGCCTTCCATCTTTTTGGGCTTTAAATTTATCGAGTATGATTTTCCTTTTCGTCAAATCGTCGATGTCGTACAAATAAATCGGTATCACCTCGATGATGAACGGTAGGTCTTGAAAACTCTTACCGTATGAAGGCAGTACTAAACGGTCCAAATCGTCTATATTCTTAATTCTTCCACGTTCAAATCTCCTTTTTTTAGTTTCAATATTGTACCGCAACACTCTAGGTTTTTTCGTCTTAGACCATACGGGAATTCTTTCGTCCACCCATTCATACGTAATTTCCCACTCGATTTTAAACACCGAAAACCCCAAACTCACTCGATTGTTGATGAAATCGTCCACCTCTGGTTCGAAGTTTATTTCCTTTGGACCAACAACCCACTTAGCGAATTTCTCTAGGTTATCGCGGTTGTCCGTGTCGTTTTCTTCAGTGGCTTGAAAGTGAATGGTATCGGGATTGTAACAGGTGGCGAGTAAGGTGGCTTGATAAATGTCCAGAATTCCTGGAAGAAAACCAAGGTTTCGGTCTGACATCCATTCTTTTTTCGTCAGTCCTTCTATGACCGAAGGTTTTTCATTGTTTACGTGCTGTAAGTCTTTTTCCTTTTGAGC